TCTGATGCGTAAAAGAAAACTTGTCTGTTGTCTTGGCAAACTGTTTGTCCATAAACAGCACCTCTATTTGGAGAGATAACTGAAAATCTGAATACTACGTTTCCACCCACAAAGTCCATTCTTATAATTTGATCTTCTCTAAAAACATAACCAACCTCACCAGAAGTTATGGCCACAACTTGACCACCTGATCCTGGTAAATCTTGAGTATCTGATGAACTAACACCAGCTTCCCAAGTTGAAATATCGTTAATACCTGACCATGCAACTCTATTCTTTGCATTTTCTATATTACCAGTTACTAAAAAATCTCTTATGACACCTGAAACTTTAAACTTAGCTGGTACTGTACCTGATCCACTAGCACTTGCTAAAGATTGTAATGTTGCAAAGTTAGTTGATGTACCCATTTCGTAATACATTGGAGGATTAACTCCATTACTTGCTATTACAAATTGTCCAAACTGTGTAAATGTAAAAAAATCTGTATCACCACCACTAATAGTACATGATCCTTTTACACTAGCAAAAGTACCTGATGTTAATTTGTAAATATTGTCTTTCGTTCCAACAAAAGTAAATACTGTGTTTGTATTATCTCTAAACGACCCTGCGCCTTTAGCATTTTGTGTAACATTAGATGTTCCACTATAAGCAACTAAACCTTTAACTGGTTTATAACTTGATTGTGCATGATAAACATTAGTCGCCACAGTTGATCCAGGATTTAAATGATCAGGTTGATCAGGAAGCCATTCTCCAAAAGGTATTTGCATTTTAAAACCTAACTATTTGTTGTTACATAACTATTTTTAAAAGGTGATGCAATTGTATCCTCACCTCTCATTTGTAAAGGTGATCCACTAAATTGATCTTCTCTATCGTTTAACTCTAATCTTTCCATAGCCGTTTGATACATTTGCGACCATGTTTGAACTTGTTGAGGATTAATTCCACCTAAAAAATTCGCAGCATGAAAAAGTGATCCATATAAATAAATAGATGGATGTGATGTTAAAATATAATTTGTTGTAGTTGTATCCGATAACGCATCAAAGCTTTTATAATAATTTATATAAGCTGTGTAATTGCTATCAGGTTTTGGCATAAATCTAAATGTGTCTCCAAGAATAGTATAAGATAAAGGAATCCCTGTTTGCGATGTTCCCTTAACCTGGTCCATTTGAGGTGGAGTCATATATCTTAAAGGGTATTTAGTAGAGCCACTTAAAATATAAATATCTCTTACTTGTAAAAAACCAGTTGGCAAAGCTTCTGTTTCACTATCAATTGTAAAACTTGTTTGTGCAATCATTTTTCTAACTCTTAACTTTGAGTTAAAATCAGCTTCTACAAGTTTTATAAAATCATCACTAATCTCCGATGTTAAATCACTTCTATTTAACCAATTAGCAATTGATGTTTTTAGAGAACTATAATTTGTTAATGCCATTAAAATCTTCCTGGTGCTGTTCTAAAATATCTATAATCAGAACTATTTAATTTTTCTTTTAAAATTTTTGTTTGAACATCTTTTGGTAAAGCAAACCAATTACCTTTGTTTTGATCTCCATTATGTTCTTTAGCCCAAATTTCTAAAATAATTGTAGGTATAGATGCTATTCTTTTTAAACCTTTGTCAGGTGAGTAACCATCGTTTTGAGTATATAACTTTTTATTGTGTTCTAAAATTGGCTTATGATCAATTTTTCTTTCTTGAACGACACCCTTTTCCGTACCATAAAAAGTCTCTGTTACTAAACCATCTTTTTCAACAATTTTACTCATCGACCACCACCTTTATATCTAGTTTGTTTTTTTTGTCTTTTCTCCGATTTCGATTGAGATTTTTTGTGCTTTCCTAATTTAGGAGGCTTATCTCTAGGAGTGAAACTAACAAACTTTTGCTTAGCCACTTAACTCAGTTACATAAAGATCGCCACTACCTATAAAAGCTACTTTCTCACCTGGTCTAATTTTTATAATTTCAATATCATTAGCAGGGATATACATAGAGCTTGTTGTAGCAGTTGGTGATCCACCAAAAGCAACATGGCCATTTGCACTTGCGACTATTCTAATAAATTGTGTATGCGATAACATCCCATCTGAAGTAGCAGCGCTTGAGCCACTTGATGTTACTTTTTGTGTTTTAATTGGAAACAATCCATAATTATATGACATTAATATTTTCCTTTTTTACTTTTTACTTTTTTGCCTTTTTTCTTTGCAAAGGCTTTAGCTTTTTTCATTCCACTTTTTGTGTATGAAAACTTTTTTTTTCCTACCATTGGCATAGTTTATTTCTCCTAATAAATTTTGTTGGGTACTTGGGGGATGTACCGCTAGGCAAGTTCCCCCAAATTCTATTATCTTCTAATAACGTAAGTAAGTTCCATTTTTGAGGAGTTACTTGATCCACCATCTGTAATGGCTTCAATAACTGATCCCTCATTAACGCTATTTAATGAAGTAGGCTCAACTTCGTATTGTTTACCAGCTGATCCTGATGCAACATGACTAATCGCAGCTGACGTACAAGCCACACCATCTATTTCAAAAGAGATAGCAGCAGTTCCTGTAGTAGTTGCTTTGTTATGTGCAAAAATTTTAACAATTCTACCACCATCTGGCACCACAACAAAAGTTGAAGATGCTGTTGATACACTAGGTATATGTGATGTTAGAAAATAATCGTTAAGTGTTCTCATTGTATTTTTCCTTTTTTTGATTGCTTCGTTCCGTCATTGACTTCAAAGACCAAACAAAATGTTAATTGCATATAGGGGGATTGCTCCCCCTATAATAATATCTATTACGATGTAGTTAGATCGAATACTGCACCACTTGCTTTTTCGTTTTTAGAAACAAGTGTGTATTCTGCTAACAATGCTTGTTTAGTAGCATCACCAGTTTTAGCTAAGTCCATTAGAGAGAAATCTCTTAGGAATGCTGTAGCCCACATATCTGGTTGAAGTACAAAACAATCTCTTGATCTTGAGAATCTATTTGGAACAACAGTCATTGATCCAAAGTCAGATTCATAAACATCAACAGCTGCTACAAGTCTTTTGTTTTCTGCAGGGTCAAATCTAGTTGATCCACCTGTAAAACCAGAAAGAACTTGTTTGTTGAAAGAACCGACCATAACCATAGATGGATCGCCACCCTCATCCCAACATTTTTTAATTACATTTTTAAGTTGAGATTCAGTGAAAGCTCTCTGAGTTCCATCAGTTCTTGCAGTTCCAGGTACGTCAGCACTTGATACTTGACCATTTGCTCCACCTGAACCAGCGTCATTGTTTGCTTGTATCCAACCTGCTAATCCAGCAAGTTCTCTAGCCGCAGTATCGCTACCAACTACAGGTGAGTTGTTTGCGCATAATGAACTTTCCATATCTCTTTTTAGTTCTTTCGAAGCTTTTGAGATTTGGTAAGCTAATTCATTATTTCTACCAGCTTTTGATACGCTATCTAAAGTACCAGAAACAATCACAGATTTTCTTGAGATTTGTGTTCTGTTATTTACTCTAGTAGTAGCCGATGGTGCAGAAAAACCAATTTCATCACCCTCTATTTGTGCATTATTTGATACAGCTGATGCTAAACTGTCGGTTTGCCATTCATGAAGTACGGCTGTTGCTTTTTCTTTGCCTATACCACTCATAAACGGAGTTTCTGTAGGTGAGATTGAATATATCAGATCAGATAAATCTTCTCTCAAACCTTTTGCGTCATATTGACTATATGTTCCAGTTACCTGTGCCATAATTGTCTCCTTTGGTTGAGTTATTTATTGTTAATCATATCTAAAAATATGCTTGCAGCGTCTTTTACGCTTCCACTTTTCTTTAGACGACTCAACTTTTCTCTTTTGGCCTTAGTAGTTAGATCACTTTGATTTTGCTTAACCCCTGAAGATAAAACCCTACCTGGTTTAGATATTTTTTTTGCTAAACCTGGTTTTGAACTTTGCATATTTCTATATTTCATAGCATCGTTCACCAACATTACTATTCTATGATCATATACTTGTGCAATCTCTTGATTATTAAAACCATAGTTTGTCAAAGTAGTTTTCATAGAAGATTTTAATTGAGAGGCTTTTTGAGGATCATTAAATTCAGGCATTTTAGCCACTAATTTAGTTTGTTGATCTTGCAAAAAACTATCAAATTGTTGTTTTTGTTCGGCTTGAGATTTTTGCATAGCTTGATCAAGTTTTTCTTGTTTCTTTTTCATTCTATGTTCAATCCTCATGGCCTCACTTGGATCATCTTCATACAACTTTTCTAAATCCACTTGATTAGCTTCTTCATTAAGTTGTTGTTGAGCAATAGACATCATTTGATTCAACTCATTTAGCTTTTGAGAATAGTCTTGTCTTTGCTTTTCAGACTCAGATTGAAAAGTCTTTCTTTGATTAGAAAGTTCCTCAGTCTTTTGTCTATAGTCAGCATCCCTGGAGTAACCATTTCTCAACTCATCAAGGGTAACATCTAACTCTTGTCCATTCACTTTGACTTTGTGTAATGGGGAATCTTGTTTCTCTTGAGTATCAATTTGTTCTTCTTCTTGAGATACGTCTTCGGTTGTTTCTACTTCGGTTTCTTCTTGCGATTCAACCTCTGTTTCTTCTTCCTTTATTTCCTGTTCTTGAGGTTGATCTTCTTGAGAAGATTCCTCTTGTGTAAGTTCAGGAGAATTTTGTTTTTCTTCCTCAGGTTTTTTTTCGCTTTGACTTTTTGGGTCCAGCAAACCTGCTATTGTTTTTGTTGCTTTTTGCATATCAGTTTCAGCTTCCTTTAGAGGATTGGCATAATTTTCTGATGACATATTGTATTTCCTTTAAGTTAAGTTCCTGTTGTGTAGGTTGACTTATCCTAAACTTTTTGTTTAGAATTTTTTATTTTTGATATTTGTTCTAAAATCTTCTAATTGTTTAGAAGCTAGTTTCCCTGTATCTAAAATTTCTATTAAATGTTGTTCAACTTTTCCAACTATATTGTAAGCTAACCAAAGCTTTTCTCTAGTTGTTTCTTCTTTAGCACCAGTATTGAATAAACTATCACTATAAACTTTTTTTAATTTTTCAAAACTTTCTTTAAGTAAAGGATTTTCAAAAAGTTGTTTAGCTTTGTTCGATTGGCTTATCTCCTCTTGGAGTTTGTCCACTTGGTCTTTGTTCATTTAGTTCACTTACTTGTTGTTGTAATGTGTCGCTACTTTGTTGTGCTGCTAAAAAAGTTTTATTTCTATTATTAGTAATTAATTTTTCTAAGTCGGCATCTGATTTCATTTTAGCTACGTCAACTTGAGTATTATATTTAAGTTCAAGTTCTTTAGTTTTAGTTTCAAAACCTAATAGACTATCAGCTATATCTGCTTTTAATTTTTTGTTTTCTAATTCTAGTTCAGCTATCTTACGCTTTTCTTCACTTTGTATTCTAGTGAACTCAATTTTTTCAATTGGTGTTAATGGTGGTGGTGGTTTTGGTTGCACCATTTGTTTCCCTTGATCAGGGTTGACAAAATAATTTTCAACATTTTTAAGCCCTGCGTTTTCAATAATTTTTGCTAAACTATTGTAAATGTTTTTTAGGCTTACCATTGGGTATTCTTGGCCACCTTGTAAATTGAAAGCTTGTAATTGTCTTTCTAAAATATTGTTGAGCATCATAATTTGTTGCTCTTTTGATCCACTTCCTAAACCAACTGATATAGAAATATTAAATTTATTTCTCCACTCCGTAGGTTTAACAGGTACGAATTGATTATTTAATTCTACAATTCTTTCTTTGTCTTGATACTTACAAGTAAGCTCAAAGATACGTCTAAATAAATCTTTAATCCCTGTCTCCGCAAATACTCTAGCAATCAATTCCATTCTCATTTGAGATTGGGTCATAATCGCATTAACCCCTGTAGCTGTTTTGTTTAAACTATCAGCGTCTAGGCCTTGATTATATCTAGTAATCCCTGTTCTAGTTTCTCTAATTGTATCTAAGTATTCTAATAAAGGGAAAGCTTGTTGAGAAATAGTTTGTGATTGCATTGGCATCATCACTTGACTTGGTGGTTGTTTAGTTCTTACAACACCCCCTGGTCTTGAAGTTAGTAGGTCATCTAAATTGACCATACCATCCATAATCGCAACTCTATTATTATTTGTTAGATACATATTATCCAACAATTGTCTCAACACAGTAGATTTAATTAATTGAACATCCTCTACTAATTCGGAGACGGATCGACCATAAAATCTATGAGGCATTGGGATTGGCGTAAGTGAGCAAAATGGAATGTTATCACAAGCCATATTCTCAAGTATTGTATATCCACCACTACCAGCAACTGTTACTTTTCTTAATTCATTAATACCATCGCCATCCATATCGACTTTTATATAGCACTCATATAACTCCACTTCTTGTGAAGTTTCGTCAGGCGCATTTTCGAATGGGCTTTCATCAATATCACTAAATCTTGTTAGTCTTTCATCATTTAAAATAATATTATTTGATGTTGGAAGACTCTCAACTATTTCTCTATCAAAACCCATTTCTAATAGATCGCTTCTAGTTTTTAAAACTCTATGCGCTACAAAATTTGCATCTTCAATAGACTTAGCTGTTTTTTGAATTAAAAATTCCTCAGGTGGTACGTTTTCTATTTTTACTTTTCCACCTTTTGATGTTCTTTTAATAATACAATTATGTAACATAGGAGTAGGAATATCACCTACTTCTTGTCCTTGCATTTCTGCTAATTGTTTCATTTGCTCAAGTTGTTCTTTTGCTTTTACATCTTCAAAAGTTTCTTCTTCAACAACTTCAACATCTTCATCGTCAATCAATAAAGCGTATTCTTGATCGGTTAAATTTTCATAAGTTTCTTGCTCAACACTTTTAGACTCATCCCAAAATACTTTTACAATTCCATTTTTTTCTAACAGCGCATCTTTAAACCAAGTGTAAAGAATACTAAAACCATTATTATCTTTGTTAAAAATATAATTAATATAATTAGTAGCTTGATCTGCTATACCAACATCTTCACTTTTAGTTGGCTCACATCTAACCACTTGATCACTAGCTGTGAATATTCTTAACAAGTTTGGTAAGATTGTTTCAACGGTGTCGGCTACGTCTGTTGAGACTACTTGTGATCGACCATCAATCTCTGTGCCTAACTTTTCACCCATGTAATACTCTAAAGATTTCTTTCTTTGAGAAGTTAAATTACTTCCCATAAATCCTATTGAGTTATTAATCTCTGAGTTAATAATTGATCTTAATTCTATATCTGTAACTTTATCTGCCATATTAAACTATATAATTCGTATTGATTGGAACTTCTTCTTTCCAATTGCTAATTTCTACCCCTTGACCTACTACACCAGTTCTAAAGGCGTCAGCGCAGTGTGATGCAAAATTATGCAGGGGTTTATTTCTAAAGCATTGGTTTTTATCATCCCATCTTTTTTGATAAGCTTTTAAATACTCAATACCTAA